TGTCCATGATCCTATGTGCATGAACTGACCGTGGATGCGTGTATCCCTGCTACTCTCCACTGCCTGTAGCCACTCTGTGAGTGTGCTTCTGCGTCCCTCTAGGGTCAACCACTCAGCCAGTGCCTTTGCCCCCTCTGGTGCGCTCTGGGGCAGCGTGTTGAGGTTCTCCTCTGATACTGTCCAACCATACTTCTTGTAGTAGTCAAGTTTCTCTGTCTGTTCCTTGCGGATAGCTTCACGGTGACCGACTGTTTTATCTACAGGATTCCAACCTGCATCCCACAATCTCTCGACTCGTTGCTTAGTAGAACCTGGGTTAAACTCTACGTAGTCGTAGCACTCTAGCATACCATCAACAATCTTTGTCTCAGGGTATGAGTTGAGTGCAGTCTCTACATTCTTGAATAGGTTACCGTCTTCCTTGACACGGTACTTGATAGTCTTGATTAGCTCTAGCTTGGGTGGGAATGCCTGATGAATACGTTCCTCTAGTTCTTGTAGTCGTTTAGTAATCTCTAGATGCAAACGATTCGCAGTTGCGATGTCGAACTCAAACCCACCCTCGTGCATCTCTTGGCAGATGATTGCTACATCATGTTCAAGGCGCATAGACTGTGACCAATCCTTGTCCTTGATCTGCTTAGAGAAGTGATCGAATAGTTTCTCTGTTACCTCAACGTCACGGTGACAGTAGTCTAACATCTCTTGTGTCAGGCCACCCTCGAAGTCCTTGAAGTCATCCTTCGGGAAGCCTAGTTTCTCACCCCATGTACCTAGACTGTGTGATCCGATACCGAAGTCAAGTAGCATAGACACAACCAAGGTATCAACAATCTTCTGCATGTCGATGACTTGTCCTACAATCCTGTTGATCACAGGCGCATCGAAGTTGATAAAGTTGTGACCAACCCAACGTGTGACACCCTTGGCGTACTGCTTGAACCGATCACGTTCCTCTTCGTTCTCATGTAGGTTGACGAACTGGTGTGTCTTACCTGACTCTTTCTCCTTTACACAGATACACCACAACTTGTCAGGGGTCAGGCTCTCTGTCTCTATGTCTGCGAATACTATCATTCAATTCTCCTATCCAGTGCGTCACGTCATCATATGGATTAGCTCCATCGTCCTCTATCTTCTGAGAGCTTGAAGCTTGCCTCGTCGAATCTGAGCTTACCTGCGAATCCTGTTTTACCTGCAGGTCTGTTCTTGACGAGTAGTAGTTTCGTTGTGTTCCTTTCATCACGATCCTCTGCCATCTTATCACGTTCTAGTTTCACTACAACAGATGCACGTTTCGCAATGGTTCTGCAATCTCGTACCTGTCCATCATCATTCTCATGGGCGATGGTTACGATTCCCACATTTAGTTCAGAGGCAATGCGAGATAGCTGTACTGACAAGGCAGACAACCATTTCTCTACTGACTCTTCACCCTTACGAGAGTAGGCTAAGTCTTGTATCGGTTCAAAGAATACATAGTCTACTCCACAAGCCTCACGGAAATACCTGATCTTTTCTAGTATGTCCATAGGGTCTTCGTCTACTGCGATCTGGAACTGGAACAGGCGTTCATCTTGTGATAGTTCGATGATTGCTTGCTTGACTTCCTCTTCCATATCGTGTTCTTCTATCAAATCTTTGCGTGTCAGGTTCATGTTCAAGTGATACGACACTAGACCTAACACACTTCGCTTCTCTGTTTCTTCGAGGTGACAGATAGCAATGCTTGTATCCTTGTGCTCAGTCAAGACGTGGTACTCTAGGTAACGCATGAACTCTGTCTTGCCGATACCTTCAGGTGCTTGGAACACAGTGAAGTGTCCTTGCATTAGACCAAGTGCAACATCATCGAAGGATTCAATACCTGTCGATACATACACTGCATCATCTTGCTTCTCGAACAACTCCAGGAATTGTTCAGGTGTGCTACGAATGTTGTCAGGTGTGTACCGTTTAGCATTGTAGAATGCAGCAGCGTAGCTTGGTTTAGCACCTGCCTCTAGGAACTCGTTAGCATCCTTGAACTTATCGTGTATGATCTGGAATGTTTTCTTCGGGAACAGTGCGCCGATCTTGGTAGCCAATGCACGTCCTGCCTCGTCGTTATCTACTGACAACACAATCCTATCGAAGCTATCTATCCACTCCTTTGCTTTACCTTGCCATAGTTTCTGGTTAGGTGTAGCACTAGGCACGGACACACAAGGGTACTTCTTATCAAGCATCTGGAATGCAGACATTGCATCTAGCTCACCCTCGCAGATCACGATAGACCTAGCTGAACCTGCATTGAACTTATCCATACCGAATAGTTCATCAGTCTTGAATCCCTTGTCTGTCTTGAATCCTTTCTCCTTGGTGTTGCGTACCTTACGGAATCCTGATGGGTACTTGTACACCTGATTGAATCCGAATGTCTGTACGTCATAGAACTCCATGACATCCTTACGCACACCACGGTAAGCCTCGTAGTCACCAAGCCCTTCGATCTCTGTGGTCTTGATTGTCTGTACTGATACTTGTTTTAGTTCTTGCAATGGATAAGTCTCCTTCGCCCAGGGTTTCAGGCTCATGCCTTTACTTGGGTAGTTACGATCACAACTGTGACAGTACCCTACCATCTTCTCTCTGTTGTATGCAAAGGCATCTGAACTATCGCAGTCTGCATGTGGGCAGGGTTGATGTGTTAATTCTCTAGCTTGCATGTCTTAGTGCGCTCCATGATACAGGGAACAGACGTTCCATCTCTTCGTCAATAGCATCAGCTACAATGCGTGACTCTCGTTGTGTGTCTTCAGTGCAGCGTAGGTTACACATGTCAACGAATGCGTCAAGACTACCTGACCAGTACCACTCTGTCATGGCTGATTGAGGGAGTACCATACGTGCTTGCTCTGGTGCTACACCCTCGTTGAGTAGTTGATCGTATGCTTGCCATGCTTTCTCGTTGTAGTAATCAATGCTGAAGTTACTCTTTACCTCACCTTCACTGCCCTGCTTCTTATCTTCACTACGCCCACGCCATACGTCAGGTACATAGAACTCTGGTTCACTGTCAACGTAGCGACGACTGATCTCGTTCCAACGTAGGAACTTATGCTTGACTAGCTGACGTGCTACAAACACAGGTGCCTTGACATGGAAGGATGCGAAGCAATGTCCGAAGGGACTGATGTGCTTATGCTTTGCAAGGTACTTGATAAGCTTGTCATCCTTGAACTGTAGTACCTTCGGCTCACCGTTGTGAACACGTGGCATGTAGTCTGACCTCTTACCGAAGCTAACACGTGCAGCGTTGACCACTGTTAAGTCATCACCCATGTGATTGATATAGGTTACTTCAATCATTAAAACATTACCTCACCGTTCTCGTCGTACGGACTACGATAGTACCCCTTCATCATACATTCCTGGCGAGGATCAAAGTCATCATCGTCATCCTCAAAGTCTAAGGCTACTGGTGTCATCACACCAATCTCTCTCATAAAAATTTCTAGTTCAGTTGCTATTGCTGTGTTCATGTTCATACTCCTCATACTTATATATTAGTACATTCTGATTGACCTGTAAAGACTATTCTTCATATTTATCTTTGATACCAAGAAGTCTTTTCAATTCATCCTGTTCGTTGATCTTGAAGATTCTTTCGAGATCATCTCTACCGAATGTACTGTAAGCAGTCTTGTTAATATCGTCCTTACATTCGACGCAATAGAACCGTTGCATCTTCTTATCTACAAACGTAGCGTCTGCTCTGTTACAACAAAAACATCTCATGTCCTGCCCCTTTCTTTAAGTAAGATGTATAAAGTATTACTATACTTATAACACAGATTCTTTAAGTACTATCCTTTAAGTAAGATAGAGTATCACAAATCATTCTCCTTGTCAAGTGCTTCTTGCATGTGTGCATGATACCCCATCTCGAAACCTGTCCAGAAGTTAGAGTTGATAACCTTGTTGTCGATCTGATCAGAGTCCTTGCGCCCCACCAGGAATCCTAGTGCAAACGCTAGACCAACCAGTGCTACCAACCATCCATCAAGCGTCAACGTACTGCTCCTTCAGGTTGTACATGAAAGCATTGACGACACCGTGGAACATCTTATCCTTGATCTTCAACTGTACTATCTCTAGCTTCTCACGTGCTTCTCTTACATTAAGTTTCTCTGTTATCACCCTGAAACTATTATCTTCTAGTTCAGCGATGATTACGTATGCGTCTGGTTTGTTGTCCATTCTATGTTCCTAGTGCTAGTGCTATCATTACAACCATAGATAAAGTCAGTGCTCTGCCTACGATCATTACGTATTGTGGGGGTAGAGGTATCGCTATGTACAGTGACAGTGCTACCAACCATGCAAGTAAACCCATTAGTCCTCTGTCTGTGTTACGTTAGGGAATGCGTTGTAGAAAGAACTACGAACATCCTTTAGATTTACATAGGTGTTATACAACAACCAATCTTCACTGGTCTGTCTATCCCATGCATCATATGCTTTCCACATATCACGTATGGCATCTTGTTGTTTCTGTGTGAGGCAAGTAAACGCTGCGTCAAGTTGTTTATTCTTTTCGTCTTGTTCAGCTTGCCATTCTTTACGGCGTTTCTTTTCTTCTTTGTCTTCAATATATGGCATTATTCCCAATCCTTTTCTACTGTGCAGTTATTCCAACCATCATCGTATGCGTCGATCTCCTCTTGTGTCATGCGTTCCATCTCTACAACACGTGATCCTAAACTGTCAAGCCATAGGTTAGGTCTAGCTTTGCGTCCGTAGTATCTATCAGCGTGACCTCTGTCGTATGCAGATTCTAGTCTGTCCATTGCCATTGCGTTTACTTTACCCATATTGATTCTCCAGTAGTCTTTCCATAAACTTTAACATCTGTTCTTCATACTCAAAGGTAACTTGCCATTCGTTATCCTGTGTTCTATTCCAGAGGTGATAGTGTCCGTCTGGATAACTTATTACAAAGTTGTACTTCACATTACTTCCTTCCGATGTAAGATTCAATTAACCATGCTAGGATGTAGCAACAGATTAATATTGTCAAGAGAAAAATTCCTATTGTCATTATTTATTCCTCTCTCATTAGTTCTAGAACCTCTAACGCAGTCATCAGTTCACCCATGTTTCCGTTCATAGCTTCTTGGATTGCGAAGTGTACAAACTCTAATCCGTTCTTGATTATCTCTTTCTTTTGTTCTTCTGTCATAATTCTAAATCCTTGTTAAGTAGGTAACTGCCAATGGTCTGTTCGATCATGTCGTGCAGCGTGTTAAACCTGTCTTGTGCTTCGTCTGTGTATTGGCAGCAGTCATGTACCTTGTCATGTGTGTACAATGTTTCTGGTGCTGTTACGTTAGCGTAGTACATGTTTTCTAGAACAGTATCGGCTATCTCTGCACATAGTTCTGTTAGTGTTGCGTTAATGTTCATTGTCAACCCCTTAGATATTGTGTTCACGTTTCCATGTAGTCCATGTGATTGCTTGCAGTTCATGCGGCAACACACCTACACGCTTTGCAGCTTTAACATATGCAGCTTGCATGTCAAGATATAATTTCTTACCCATGTTTGTCTTGTCTGTGGTCAGACCTTCACGGTAACCACGTGCAATGTTGAGGGCATGTCCGTCAATCGTAACCTCATTGAGTCCACGAATGTTAGAATAGAATGATCTGATCTTCTGTCCGTTGAGTCGAGTCAGTATGTCATCATCATCGACTAAACTATCTGACAGGATAGACCACGCCTTAGCCTTCATTGTATTGTAGCATGACACCTTGAAGTCAGTCAGATCACCGCCTTGTATCCATGCGACACACATTGTCTCTGTGTCCTTGACGTTACGTTCCCAACGGTTGTTAGGCGATAGCGCAGCCATGACACCAATCACTGTGTTTACAGGCAGACTGGTTTTGTTGGCAATCGCATAGGCCATACGCTTTGCACGATCATACCATTCAAGGCCACTTGAAATGTCATCCGTAGTTGCTCGGCGGTATACTTTCAGTATGTTTCTTACATGTTGTGTCATAACTACACCCTTTCTATTAATCAAAGAAGTTACCTTCAACCCATTGATATGTGTCAAACTGTGGTGTCGGAAACCATGCACCATCCTTGCAATCTGGATCAGACCATAACAGTTCCTTGTTAGCTTTAACCATTGCATCATTCTTGTCTAGTGTCAATGGATATTTTACTTGTTTGTCTTTGTAAATAAATGTGTGCATTGCTACACCCTTTCTATTGATTGACCGTCTTGGAATGGTGCCATTGTGGCGGCACCCAACCGAGAATGTCAAGTATTATTCTATGTAGTTTAGAGAATCAAAAGCAATCTCTTTAAACTTTCCTATCCAAGTGTAACCATCCTTGATGTATTCTTCAAAGTTGTTTGTTTCAAGTGCTGTTTGTTCTGCATTTTGATACGCTTCCATCCATGCTGTATCATGTAAACCGTATTCTTCTGCTTTTGCTTTCAATCCGTTTTGTATATCACCTAGTTCATAGTGGTTTTGATCGTCTATCGTTTCCATTTTGTCGTTTCCTTGTGTTGGCGTTTCGTTGATTAAGTTATGACACGAATGATTCGTAAATGTAAACAACAAATTTCAAGAACATAGGCATTTTTATACTAAGTAACTGAAAACAAAAGAAAAGAAATGTGTTTCAAGGTGTGTAAAAAAGTAATTTCTTTAGGTACGGCACAAAAGAACCAAACAAAAACAATGGTGCAGCCAACAAAGTACTATCCAGTCATACTAAAGTATATCCAGTCTATACTAAAGGATAGGTCCAGTTGTGTATTATAATGTATACCTGCTTATGCGACCAATACAACACCACAGATAGGTAAGAACTGTTGACGTATTATCCGTTTCAGATCAATCAGATAGGTAAGGATTGTTGACCTACTTTGTATTTCCCGCAAGAAACGGTACAATCATACCCCATGATTACAGATAGGTCAGTATTCTTGACGTATTGTTCCTGGTTTGTTCTTATTCTGTACTACACCACCCCCTGTTTGTTCTTGCTTTGTTCTTGGGGGCGATGCGGGGGTCTAGGGGGTTCCTCTGTATTGTACATTACAACATAAAATTATCTCAGAAAAAGGCAGAGCCTTTGAAAGAAAAACATTAGACCCTGCAGAGGGGGTAGGTACTCGTAAGCCAGTTAACCTCACTGTACGGCCACTACAGAGCCTCTCAGAGGTATTTTACTTACAGGGGTGCGGTGTACACTACATGGCGGTTACTTGTAGTACCTTACTTAAAGTATAATTGTTTAAAGTATAAATAAATACTAACAACACAGTTACTTTAAGTAATAGTGTTTAAAGTATTATAATATACTTATAACACAAGTACTTTAAGTAATAATTACTTTAAGTAATATAGGGTATCATAAAAGATTTCTGTAGTCAATAGCTAAAGCGTAAGCGAATTAATAAATTATTTTTACAAGTCATGTCGTTTTAGTGTTGACAAACACACCTTTTCCGTGTTAATATATAAGTATAGGGGTAGCATAAGCGAAAGATGAAACCAATGTCTATGTATAGCTTACAACAACTTAAAACAGAAAACGGAATCATCAGGACTAAGAGTTTGTTTTACGAACTGTCCTATGACTCACCAGAGTATGCGTTGTTTACTCTCAAGGAAGAAGACATCGTGATGCCTGATGGCAGACCTGCTACGGCTCTTGGTAAGTTGTACATAGCATTTGCAACAATGGACCCGACAGAGTACCAGTTCGCTACTGCAGTCTTTGGTAGTTGGGAAGTCTGGGAAAAGATGCAGACGACTGTGCCACTCAAGAAACCTATTGAGAAGTGGCGTAGAGAAGCAGAGGTAAAACGTAAATCACTAGCCTTTGAGTCTGTAGTAAAAGAAATACAAGAGGGTGGACGTAGTAGTTTTACTGCAGCTAAGTTCTTAATCAATGAAGAATGGAAAGCTAAGAAAGAAGACGGACGTGCTGCTCGTAAAGAAAAGAATCTAAAAGACAAGACTACATCTGAAGAAGCTTTCGAAAGAGCAGGTGTAAACGAAGACTTGAAACGATTAAAAGATCAAGGTTTAATTAACTAACGAGGAGGCGCAAGCGAATGGCTAAACGGCCTACAGTAAATACGATTAGTTCTGGCTATGCTTCACAGAGTCAGTTAAATGAAAACTTCAATAATATTCAAACAGCATTCGATAACACTCTATCGTTAGATGGTAGTACTCCTAATGCTATGCAAGCTGACTTAGACTTAAACGAAAATGATCTTTTAAATGTACGTGCTATCTATGTAGATGGTGTTAATGTTCTTAATGTCTTAGACAATGTTACTGTCAGTACAGCAAGCCCTACAGGTGGGGATGACGGTGACATCTGGTTCAAAGTGAGTTCGTAATCTCACTAACAAAGTATCTAGTTAACAAAGGATAAATAAATGGCTGCTCTTTCAGATTACGCAGAGAAATTACTACTAGACTGGATGATGACATCTGGTTCTGCTACACGCCCTACAGCTTGGTATGTAGCACTATACACTGCTGCGCCTAGTGACTCAGGCGGTGGCACAGAAGTATCTACTGGTGGGTATGCTCGTCAGTCAGTTGCATTTGATGCTGCTACTTCCCCTGGTGGTACAACAAGTAACTCTGCTGATGTTAGCTTCACTGCAGTAGGTGGGGATTACGGCACAGTTACTCACATGGGTATCTTCGATGCAAGTACAGGTGGTAATCTACTATGGCACGGCATCTTGTCTGCATCTAAGACTGTAGAAGATGGTGACACAATTACATTCAGTGCAGGTAATATCGACTTGACTATGGCGTAAGCAAAGGGCGTAAGCGAATGGCAGGTGGTTTCCGAATATCAGAATCTGGTGATAGTCGAGTTTCTGAATTAGGAGACTCACGTATCACAGAAGAACTAAACTTTGCTTCTGTTAGTTTATCTACGAGTCGTGGTGCTTATCGTGTTGATGAATTAAGTAATCAACGTACTGATGAACAAGGTAACGTCCGAGTCTCAGAAGACTTCGATAGTGTAGTTGTTAGCTTTACTGCTTCACTTACTCTTGATGCTTCTATTAGTTTATCAGGTGGTGGTGGTACTCTAAGTACAGGTGATGCCTACCAAGAAGGTCTAGCTGATTTAGTAGCTACAGGTTCTATTAGTGGACAAGTTACGGCATCCTTCCAGAATACACTAAGTGTTTCTGCTAGTGGTTCTGTAGTAGCTGACCCTGATGTTACACGTAGTGCTTCTGTATCTGTACAGGCAAGTAGTTCACTTACTGACGATGGATATACATTTGTATTCGGTGGACTATTCACTGCAGACCCTGAAGATGAGTACACACGTATTACTGAGTCAGGAGATGTACGAGTTACTGAAGCAGGTGATGTACGTATTGTTGCTGATGTACTTCCTAATGCAGCCGAAGCAGTACTATATGCAACATATACTTACATAGCATTTGAATCTACAGCATATGTTAAGTGGAATGGTGAGTGGACACAGTTCACACCTAAAGTTAAACAAGACGGAACATGGGACGATCCTTTAGCTATCTACAAGAAGATAGACGATTATAACTGGAAGAGGGCTTATTAACAATGGCTAATATTAAAATATCAGATATGACTGCTGCGGCCTCCGCTTCTGGTACGCAGGAATACGAAGTAAACGATGGCGGTACAACTAAGAAAGTAACTGGTGCTCAGATTGCAGCATACGTAAACGGTGAGCTAACACTAGCTGATTTAGGTATTACGTCTACTGCTGCTGAGATTAACTACACAGACATTACTACTCTTGGTACTTCTGAAGCCTCTAAGGTTGTAACTGCAGATGCTAATGGTGATGTTACTCTAGCTGCTGAACTTAAAGCTACTTCCTATAATGAAGTCTACGTTGCTGTTACTTCAAGTGGTGCAGCCACTACGGTCAACTGTGAGGCGGGTAACGCATTCAGCCACACACTGACAGAGAACACCACGTTCACGTTCTCCAACCCCCCTGCCAGCGGCACTGCGTATAGCTTCAGCATTGAGATCATTCAGGATGCATCTGCGTCTGGTTACACAGTGACTTGGCCTACAAGTGTAGACTGGCCCAGTGCAACGGCTCCTACACTAACAGCTACTGCATCAGCTAAAGATGTATTCGTATTCACTACTCGTGATGGTGGTACTAACTGGTATGGATTTACTGCAGGGCAAGCATTAGGATAAGCTAACATGGCAACTAAAAAGAAATTACTTCAAGCTGCTGCGGGTAGTGCGGGTGGTGCGGGGCCACTTGGCGTAGAAGATGTGTTCAGCACTTATTTGTATGATGGTAATAGCTCTACACAGACCATCACTAACGACATTGATCTAAGTGGTGAAGGTGGGTTGGTTTGGGCTAAATTAAGGAACGGCTCAGATGAGCATGTTCTTTTTGATACAGAACGTGGGGCAACTAAACAGCTAGATACAACAGCAACAACAGCGCAAGAGACACAAAATGGAGGTGTTACTGCTTTCAACTCTGATGGATTTAGTGTTGGAGCTAATGCTAATATCAATGCAAGCAGTTCAACGTATGTATCTTGGACATTCCGCAAAGCCCCTAAGTTCTTTGATGTGGTGGCTTATACTGGGAACGGAGGCACTCAAACTTTATCGCACAACCTTGATGCTGTCCCAGGAATGATAATAGTTAAAAGACTGGACTCTACCTCAAACTGGAGTGTCTATCATAACTCAGTTGCTGGCACTCCCGCTGATAAGTATTTAAGGCTAAATAGTTTAGAGCGTGATGCTAGTGCAACAGGTTTCTGGGGAACGGGGCCAACTTCCACGCAGTTTAGTGTTGGTAACAGTGACGTAAATACTAGTGGTGGTTCTTACGTTGCATACTTGTTTGCAAGTAATAATGGTGATGGGGTCTTTGGGCCTAACGAAGATCAAGATATTATTAAATGTGGTGTATATACTTCAAACGCTGCTTACGATGGTCCAGAGGTGACTTTAGGTTGGGAACCTCAGTTTTTAATGGTAAAAAACGCAGACCATACAGGCTCATACACTCATTGGAATATGATGGACTCTACACGAGGAGCGCATGTACAGGGACAACGCGATCACGAATTACGTGCAAACACTAGTGATAACGATAGATTGTCTTTTGATGTTGTCGCTTTTAACCCCGATGGGTTTAAGATTACAAGTCAAAATGAAGAGGTTAATTCCCCTGCATTTCAGCGGTATATTTACATAGCTATACGCAGAGGCCCAATGAAACAGCCTACATCTGGTTCAGATGTGTTTAGTGCTAGTTCTAACACTACGAGAAATACAAAAATCACAACAGGTTTTTTACCTGACCTTGGTATAACAAAAGCAACAAATGTCGGTGGTACTAATGATCATTGGTACTGGCATGATAGAGTGAGAGGCAACAACCCCTCTTTATGGTCTGATGATATTTCTTCCGAGCAAAACTATGGCGGTGCCATTTTTGATAAATATATGGATGGATGGCAACAAGGGGTAACAAATGCAAGTGATACGCCACTAGATTATGCCTTTAAACGTGCTCCAGGCTTCTTTGATATAGTAACCTACGTTGGTAATGGAACGACAAACCACCAAATAAGCCATAACCTTGGTGTTGCACCTGAGATGATGTGGGTGAAGCGTAGGGATGCATCGAGTGGATGGGCAGTTTATCATTCAGGTATGGATGCCACGTCTCCACAAGACTATTTTATGTATCTTCAAGCAACAAATGCAAGAATAGATCAAGCTAATGTTTGGAACGATACAACCCCAACAGATAGCCTAATTACTTTAGGTTCTAGCTCTTTTGTAAATTACTCAAGCGGAAACTACATAGCCTACCTATTCGCAAGCCTAGATGGT